GCGGAAGGCATCTCGTGTAGTGAAGAACTCCTGCCGGTGATTCCGGCCTTGTTAAGGGAGTTGCCCCACTTGTCGTCTGAAAACGCCAGCCTGTCATGGGTTGACGAAGACGGCGATGAGTGGGACCGCGTGGACGTGCAGCTAGTTGACACGTTCCTGTGCTTCGTCTTCAAGAACGCACTGACATACCGCCTGATTGGCGTCGAACCTTTGCTGAATTTGATGTATCAGCTAGGGTACGGCATCGAGATGGCGAAACGTCTTGCCGCGTTTGGTGTGGACATCCGGGACCAGACCAGGAATCAAAACCTGGCTCTCCGCGGGTCCTTAACCGGGGCTTTAGCAACCCTGGACCTTAGTAGCGCTTCGGATACGGTCTCTCGTGAGATCGTGTACGAGCTTCTCCCTCTTGACTGGGCCCATATCCTCGCGAGAGGACGGTCCTGCAGAATCGAGTTGCCAAACGGCTCCATCGTTCGACAAGAGAAGTTTTCCGCAATGGGAAACGGGTTTACATTTCCTTTAGAGACCCTTATTTTCTGGGCTCTTGCTGTCTCGTGCTGCTCTAACAAGCAGGACGTCAGCGTGTACGGGGACGACATTGTTGTGCCGTCTAGTGACTACGCCCTCGTGGCGGAAGTTCTATCGTATGCAGGGTTTAATGTGAATCGGAAGAAGTCATTCGCACGAGGCCCGTTCAGGGAATCGTGCGGTTGCGACTACTATGAAGGTATCGATGTCCGTCCATTCTATCAGAAAGAGTGGATCAGCGGACAGTCGCTCTTTGTGCTGCACAATTGGTACGTGCGGCACGGGGATGATGAGCGAGCAAAGACGGTACGTGGTTTCATCCACCCCGCGCTCCTCATCTTTGGCCCTGATGGGTACGGGGACGGTCACTTAATCGGTGACCATCAACGCCATCGCACTCGTCGCCAAGACGAGAATGGGTACAGCGGCTATTTCTTCGAAAGTTTCTCCACAAAGTCGAGGAAAGAGGATCGAGAGAAACTCGACACTCGGCGAGGGGACTTTCCTGCGTCCCTCTACACGATTTACATGCGTGGAGAGGTTCAGCCTGGCTTTCCTGAAAAGGGAGATGACCAGGTCGATCCGGGAACCTTCTACGACGCCCTCATAAGGGGCGTTGTTCCGGTTCTGGCCGACATGCTGATTGACGTTAGTACACCTGTCTCTGAAGACCGTGCTCAGCGCAAGGTCTGGGCCCTCCCGGGCTCTGACGGGTACAAGAAAATCAAGATCTACACACTCGGGAGCTAACTACTCCCACGGCACCTCCTTTGGGTGTTGCTGAAAGGCTGGGTGGGCAAATTGCCTATAATCAAGTGATGG